TGCAATGTTGGGGGACATCCACACTCACCAATTCTTAGCAGGCCGCGACGTGGAGCTGGAGATCGATGCCGCCGACATTGGCAACTACCCGGAAGCCGAGGTGATCGGGTGAGCGCCGGTAAGATCAAGATCCGCGTCAAGCGACCGTGGGTGGGTTACCCATCTTCTCCTGTGCAGCAGAACTATGGAGAATCGCTGACACATGGTTACTTGCTGTGGGACATCGCCGACAAGTCTAACTTTGACGTCAAGTTCTGTGAGTTGCCCAATCCGCAACCCTACGTGACGCTAGAATGGACTGGGTCGATCGGTGCCCTGGTCAACAGGGCCAAGAAAATCTGTGCGTCAGGCGGCCGCTTCAGGATCAGGAGCAAGGACGTGCTGGCACAGAAGGAGGTGACGCTGCTGACGCAGGCCCTGCAGGAGGAGCTCAAGGCGTCGGAGGTGACCTTCAAGAATGACCATCAGGTCAATCGCGATGTGCTGCAGGCCGGTGCCGCCATACTGGCCAAGGAAGACCTCCGTAACCCCGATGTGTTGTTGAAATTGGTGAAGGACTATCACCCCGACGGCGTCACCGACGATGAGTGGTCGGCCGTCCGTGAGCAGATCGGCAGCTACTTGACCCGTGCTCTCGACAGTGATGACGTCGTCCGTAATACCAAGTGGTCACTGCGACACCTGGCCTTCGACAACATGTTTGCGTACGGTGCAGGCAATGTCATCAACTTTGACAAGTTGCCGGGCATCGTCGGCATCTTTGGTCCCAATCGCGCTGGCAAGTCGTCGATCGTCGGCACCGTCATGTACTCGTTGTTCAACACCACCGACCGGGGCAACGTCAAGAACCTCCATGTCGTCAACGTCAGGCACGACCACTGCTACACTAAGGCCATCATCGACGTCAATGGTACGGGCTACGTCATCGAGCGCCAGACCGTCAAGCACGAGAACAAGCACGGCGCTGTCAATGCCAACACCAACCTCAACGTCTTCAGGATCAATGATACGGGTGAGGCCGTTGACCTGGCGGGTGAAGAGCGGAAGGACACCGAGAAGGTGATTCGCAAGTTGATCGGCACCGGTGACGATTGCCTGCTGACCAGCGTGGCATCGCAGGATGAGATCAAGCAGTACATCAACCATGGGTCGACGAAGCGGCGGCAGATCCTGTCGCGGTTCTTAGATCTCGACATCTTCGACAGGATGTTCAGGTTGGCCACCGATGACGTCAATGTCAACAAAGCGGCGCTCCGCCAATTGCCCGAACGCGACTGGCAGGAACAACAACGCTCGTTGAACGAGAGGCTCGATGCTGCTCGTACAACCATCGATGAGAAGGATCACCTGCTCCACGACGCCAGCCAGCAACTCGATGAACTGCGCCAACAGTTGGCCTCGTTCAAGGACTTCATTCCCGTGACACAGACGCAGGTTGAATCACAACGTAATCACGTTGATTCACTGACGACCAAGGCCCGGGCCACGACTCAAAAGATCGATGAATTGCACGCTGACATTGGGCTGATGCTGAAGAAAGTGACGTCGATCGATGCAGTGCTAGTTGACTATGACCTAGGCGCATTGAAGCAGCGCCAAGAGGCCTATCGCGTCCTAGAATCATCATTCGAGGTGCTCCGTCACGCACACGAGAAGGATGCTGACCTGTTGAAGCAACAGCAGCGGTCGCTGAAAATACTTGACGACGTGCCGTGCGGTGATGACTATCCGACGTGTCGCTTCATCAAGGATGCCCACAAGAACAAGGAACGCGTAGAGCCACAGCGTGACAAGGTAGAACGCTCTCTCGACAAGTTGCAGAAGGCGGAGCTGGCGTTGCAAGCGCTGCAACAAGAGGACCTTCACAATAAGGTCACCAAAGTTGAACAACTGATCAGCGCACAGGCCAAGCTCCGCGTTGACATTGCTGCAAAGCAGGTTCAACTTGTCAAGTTGGAGGGTGCGCTAGATGACATCAATGGCACACTGGAGCCCACCGCACGCCGGTTAGCGGAACTCGAAGAAGCGTTGAAGAATGAAGGAAATGTGGAGGTCGTGACGCTGCGTCGCCAGATCGATGAGCTCCAGAAGGCAGCGCGCAGGCACGATTCTGAAAAGTTGACAGCGGCATCAGAGGTGGGTCGCATGCAGTCTGACCTCGATAAGTTGGCAATTGATGCGACCCACCGCCACAACCTGTTGCAGTTGATGAAGGCTCACGAACTGATTGCACAGGCCTTCTCGAGGAAGGGCATCCCGGCGTTGATCACCACGTCACAGCTCCCCGTCATCAACGCCGAGATTGCCGAGATTCTTCACGGCATCGTTGACTTCAACATTGAGCTTGAGGTCGACGACGTCAATGATTCCATGGAGGTCTACATTGACTACGGCGACAGTCGCCGGCCCATCGAGCTGGCTAGCGGCATGGAGAAGATGATCGCCTCGTTGGCCATCCGCGTGGCGCTGATCAACGTATCATCGTTGCCCAAGACCGACATGTTCATCATCGATGAGGCCTTTGGCCCCATGGATCCCGCTAGCGTTGAGGCCTGTAACCGCCTGTTGATGTCACTCAAGCGCTACTTCAAGACCATCGTCGTCATCACCCACGTCGACGGTGTCAAGGACGCGGCCGATCACATCATTGAGATCAACAAGGTCGAAAAAGATAGCTGCGTGATGTACAATGAATCGTGGCATGGCGACCGTACCTCCGAGACAGACTGATCGACGATCGACCCGGTGACTTTGTCGTCATCGTGCCGGTCGATGCCTCACCCGTGACGCCGCTGGCGTGTCCGATCTGTGATCACCTGATGCGGTCGCAGGATGATGATCGTGCGTACCGTGAATTTGGGTGCTGTGAGCGCTGTGCCATGATGTGGGCTCATCCACGTCGACAGGCCTGGCGTGACGGTTGGCGACCATCAGCAGAACAGGTGCAAGGGGTTGAAGTTGATCGCCCACCGCTATCACTTGTCCTTGAACTGCGTTAGTCCTGTGCAACGGCCATATTTAGGCCGAGGAGCAACCTTCTCATGGCAGACATTGATTACGCAGCTCTTCAACAGTCGTTCGACACGACGTGGGGCCGTTCATCGACACCCAAGACGGCAGGATACTCTGTCAAGGTGACGCTGTTGGGACCTGATCGGCTGATGACATCGTACGCCGCTATCGTCAATTTTGGTACCGAGAGGGAATCACTTGAGATGAAACGGCGCTATGCCGAGGAATCAAAGGCGGTGACCAGCGAGGTCTTGAAGGTGGTCAAGGCCAATTACAAGGAATTGGCCGATGCGTCACTGTCGACCAAAGAGTTGTCGAGCGAAGACAGCCTTGAGATCACCAACTACAACGTTCATAACCCCCGCCGAAGTGCCTATTACAGGCGCAAGACGGTGTACGAGATCGGGTGATGAGTGAACCTCATCTAGGCCTGTCGAAGCCTCAACAGGTGCAAGAGATCCTGAAGTGTGGTAAGGATCCCATCTACTTCATCAAGACCTACGTCAAAATTCAGCACCCGAAGAGGGGGACGATCCCGTTTGAGACCTACCCGTTTCAGGACGACTGCATCAATGACTTCAAAGAACACCGCCTCAACATCGTCCTGAAGTCACGGCAGTTGGGACTATCGACGATCAGCGCGGCATACTCGCTGTGGCTGGCGATCTTTCACAAGGACAAGAATGTCCTCGTCATTGCGACCAAGCTACCCACGGCCATGAACTTCATCAAGAAGATCAGGGTCATGTTGCAGAGCCTGCCCCCATGGCTGTTGCTACCCAAGTTTGAGCCCACCAAGCAGGCCATCGCCTTCAGCAATGGCTCGACGATCACCGCCATTCCGACGTCCGACGATGCCGGGCGATCGGAGGCCTTGTCACTGCTGATCGTTGATGAGGCTGCCTTCATCCGTGACTTTGAGGAGATCTGGACAGGACTGGCACCCACCTTCTCGACGGGAGGTAGTGCCATCATCTTGTCGACGCCCAATGGTGTCGGTGGCCAGTACTACCGCCTGTGGGTCGAGGCCGAGGCGGGCCTCAATGACTTCAATCCCATTAGGCTGATGTGGGATGTGCACCCGGAACACGATCAGGCGTGGTTTGTGAAGGAGAGCAGATCGCTGTCGAGGCGTAAGGTCGCTCAGGAGTTCTTGTGCGTGGGCGGTGATACCAAGATTGTGACGCCTGATGGGTACAAGATGGCAGAAGAGTTGCACATCGGCGACTTGGTCATGACGCACGTTGGTAGGTTTCGTCCTGTCACCCGGGTAAATAGTAGGCTTGTAAAAGACGGCGAGGAACTGTATGAGGTCAGTTCACCAGGTAGTCGTCAGTGTAAGTTCGTCTTGACTGGCAATCATCCCATGTTGTCATACCGTTTTCGTGCCAATCAGATCACGTCACTTCAATGGATTGAACAGAATGCGTGTGAGCCATCGTGGATTGAGGCTACGACAATTGCCGGTACTCGTAAGACCACGGATCGAATTCTCAACGCGCTAGTACCAGTGTTTAGGCCTGATGAACCCACTGAACGCTTGACGTCGATTGATTTGTCGACGCTTTACCCATCAGTCGATGTAACGCCTGACACGTGCCGCTATGTGAAGCAATGGGGTAGTACTAAACGTCATGTGCCTGTTGACTTTGACTTAGGCATGTTTGTAGGATTGTACTTGGCTGAGGGGTGTAATGCACGGGGTGGGCTTGACATGGGGTTTCACATTGATGAGATGGAGACACACGCTCGTTGGTGCGTTGATTTTCTCGAGAAGTTGGGTTGTCGAACGACGTTGTCTCCATCAGAGATTGCAAATGGTTGTC